AAATAATCAAGACAAGCAAGTGCCTCTTGAATATTTTAAGGAGCACCAACTCAATGACTTGATGCAGGAATATTATTTCCGCAAGAATACACTGACCTTTAATAATAACTGACATGAAACTTTTAATTTCAGAGATTCTACAGAAAGCAAACAACGCTAAGACTAAAGCAGAGAAAAGCAAAATCCTACAAGAGAATAATTCACAAGCTCTTCGTAGTCTTTTTATTTGGAATTATGATGAGAGTGTAATCACACTTCTTCCTGAAGGTGATGTGCCTTATCGTAAGAATCCTGCTGCCAAAGGTCTAGATCATACCTATCTTGAAAATGAGCAGCGCAAGTTTGCTTACTTTGTAAAGGGTGGCATGAATGTTAGCAACATGAAGCGTGAAGAAATCTTTATTGGACTTCTTGAAACTCTTCATGCAGAAGAAGCAGAGATTCTTTGTCTTGTAAAAGATAAAGCACTACAGAAAAAATACACTCGTATTTCAAAGACATTAATTCAAGAAACATTCCCCAACATTCAATGGGGAGGTCGTAGCTAATGAGAATTATCCATCAGAATTGTGAGCCTGAAGCGGCAAATGATAAGTCTTTGCCATACAATACTTACTTAGTTACTTATATGATTGATGGAGCATTAGCATATGATTTAGTACAAGCAAACAAAGGCGTAGATATTTTTGACTACTACTGGGATAGATATAGAAATGATATCAAAGGTTGGAAGCAATCTGAAGGTAGAGTCAACCCAAAACTATGGGGTAATCAAGTAAAAGAAGAAAAGAAAAGGAGGTAATCGTGGCGATTCAAATATCATCTGATGGTGCAGAAAATATTCTTAAATATATGACTGGTGTTACTGCATCAACGGAAACTTTAAAATTGAAATTGTATTCAAATAATGTAACACCTGGAGCACTTAATGTAATTGGTGATTTTACTGAAGTTACTGGAGGTGGATATACTGAAAAAACTTTAAGTGCTACTAGTTGGAGTATTACTGGTAATACAGCTACTTCAACACCACAGTTATTTACTTTTACTGCCAACGTAGGTCAAATTTATGGATACTATTTGGTGGGCGCAACTAGTAACAAGTTAATTGCATCTGAAAGATTTACTTCTGGACCTTTTAATGTTGCTACAAACGGTGATACAATTACGGTTACTGCTACAATTAGTATTGCTTGACATAGTTAAATAACTATGATAAAATAAAATCAATTCCGTTTTTAAATTTATGAATTATTATTACGTCAGTTACGAATCCATCCAAGGTAATCTTACCAATAACGTTGCACCCCCTTTGTACGGAAGACTTTTAATTAAAGCAGATGATCTTGCTCAAGCAAAAGATAAATTTTTTGATTGGTTGAAAGAGCAAAGTTTTTATGCAGGTCTTGGTAGATTATTTTTCTCGGTTGAAGAAGTAACGGATCCTATTCTTTCTTGAGTTTAAACTATTATGTCAGACGAAATTATCGACCTTACATCAGAACATACCAAAATTTCATCTGAAAGAACGACAGATGATGGTATGAATTTGCCAGATCCTGCATTTGTTGATGAATCTGAAACAGAATCATTACAAATGATTGAGGATAGGAGAAAGGATTTGGAAAATATTCCTCCTTTTCCTACCGAATGGCAGCAAGATTATGATGACGAAGAAGAGGAAAAAAATAATTCTACTCAACTTCCATTGAATGTATCTTTAAAAAAAGAAGAAGTTAATAAATTAATTAAAAAATACAAGAGATATCTCCGTAGCAATTTGTCTGAAATTCGTCGTCTTGATAATGAAAACAATGAAGGTTGAACTCGTTTCCGTAACTCCCGATGCAGAAAAGACAATGGCATATGTTGCTAGAGTGTCTAACCCTAGTAACCAAGATAACGAAAACTATGCAGGGCTATTGCGTTATTGCATTAAGCATAATCATTGGTCTGTGTTTGAGCAAGCTCATATGACACTGGAGATTGAAACCTCTCGTGGCATCGCAGCTCAGATTTTGCGTCACCGTTCATTTACATTCCAAGAGTTTTCCCAACGCTATGCTGATGCTAATCTGTTGACAGGCGATATTCCTGTGCCAGAGTTGCGTCGCCAAGATGAAAAGAATCGCCAGAATTCTACTGATGACCTTGAAGGATATCTGAAACTTATTCTTGAAACAGAAATTCAAGAGCACTTCATCCGCTCCAACAACCTCTACAAGCGTCTCCTAGAGGCGGGAGTGGCAAAGGAGTGTGCAAGGTTTGTGCTGCCTCTGGCGACCACTACACGCCTTTACATGACAGGCTCATGCAGGTCATGGATACATTACATTGATTTGCGCTCCGCACATGGCACACAGAAAGAGCACATGCAAATTGCCAAAGCGTGTCGTGAAGTATTTAAACAACAATTTCCCACAGTATCTGAAGCACTAGGTTGGACAAATGAAGAATAAAAAACCAGACATATCAGAATTACATAAACAATTTGAAGAGGTTACTTCTGACCAAGCAAAAATTTCTTCTGTCGAACAAAACAAAATTAGATTTCCGTATGAAGTTTTAATTTCGGTGGATAGGGGATGGATTCCTTGTGCTATATTAGAAGTGGATACAGAAAAAGAATTGGCTAAAGTGGCATTTTATCATCCAGATCATGCTGGGTGGATGGAAACATGTCAAGGTGGTGTATTCGATGAAGTCGTAGAAATGTGGAGAGTAAGGGTGAGAGAATAATATGCACTATGCATTTCCATATAATTTTGTTTACTGGGAAAAAGTAAATTCTCATAAAGAAATAAAAGAAAAATATTATAATAATATTTTAGATACTCAAAATAATTTAAAAAAAAATAATGAATGGGTGGGTGAATTAAAAACAAGTTACAATAATCCTTCTTTAAATGAATTTTTATATGAAGATTATTTTACTTCTAATGTAATTTGGCCTTACTTCGATAATATGTTAGTTGAAATGAGAGAAAATATCCCTCTCCCTGTAGAGTCTTACATATCATGCAGTTGGTATAACTTATATAATCCTGGAGATTTTCAAGAAACTCATCAACATGATAAAAACTATGCACGTATACGTGATAAAATACATGTCAATGCATATTGTGGGATATACTTATTACATCTTGAAGAAACAAATAAAACTATTTTTTACGAAGAACCACCAATCCCATGCAGCTTAGATAACTCTGGTGTCAATTTTAATACTGATTTTTTAGAAGAAGGTAGTATAATTTTCTTTCCATCGGGACTTTCTCATTATGTCTTACCTGCGAAAGCAAAAAGGTGTACTATATCTTTTAATATAACTTCAGTATATCCTAATACACATATAGCATCTTAAAAAATTATGTATTACGAATGTGACCTTAATGGCACCCCAGTTGCCTGTCAAATCATTGAGTGGGATAAGGTTACTGGTCAGTGTCTTGTTGAATATACTGACCAGATTGGACTCTTGCGTATTTGGGTAGATGGTGATAGAATCAAGGAGAGAACACCTCTCCTAGAAATTTCTCAATGAATATCTTTTATCTCAGTTACGACCCACGCACCTGTGCCGCCGAGCATTGCGATAAGCATGTAGTGAAGATGATTGTTGAGTATGCTCAACTTCTTTCTACCGCTCATCGTGTGCTTGACGGCATTCCTTATACAGAGAAGTCGCCTAAAGGCAAGACAGTAAAACGTTATCGCCTTGACAAACCACGCGAAGACATTTTATACAAAGCATGTCATATTAATCACCCATCTAATATATGGGTCCGTGAGTCACGCTCACACTATCGTTGGTTGTTTGATTTATTTCAACATTGTTGTGTAGAATATACACGACGCTATAGAAACTATCACAGCACGGAGAGTTTGATTAGTTACTTATGGGTAGCTCCATTCAATATTAAAGATGCTGGGTGGACAGATCCACCCCCTGCGATGCCAGATATATATAAAGTGCCTGGTAATTCTATCCAGTCATATCGTAACTACTATATTGGAGAGAAAGTTTCCTTTGCGAAATGGAAATCTCCTGCCACTATTCCCTCATGGTTTATTGAAGATGCCAACTTACAAATTCAAAGATAATAACACAGGTGAAGAGTTTGAGAAGTGGATGTATATGGCAGAAAGAGAACCTTATCTTGCTGCTAATCCACACATCTCTCAGATGCCAACACTTTTGCATTCAGTTTCTGAGATTGGAAACTGGCAAAATAAAACATCGAGCGATTGGAAATCAATTATCAACCGCGCCGCTAATGTACCTGGATCAAATGTAGAGAGACTGTAAATTATGCCTGTGAAAACTAGAAAGAAAACTGGTGCCGTTGTGCCTCCTGGTATGAGTTTGAAGCAAATGAAAAGGAAGAAACCTGTTAATTCTGAATTGCTTACAGACATTGAACCCCTTACAGAAAATCAAAAGAGATACTTTGAAGAGTATGCAAAAGGTAAAAACATGTTTGGTTACGGGTGCGCTGGCACTGGTAAAACATTCATCGCTTTATATCTCGCACTCAAGGATGTTCTCAATGAGAATACCCCTTATGAGAAAATCTATATCGTCCGCTCACTGGTAGCGACCCGCGAGATTGGTTTCCTTCCTGGCGACCATGAAGACAAGTCATCTCTTTACCAAATTCCCTACAAGAATATGGTAAAATATATGTTTGAGATGCCAAGCGATGATGAATTTGATAAACTGTATTACAATCTCAAGGCACAGGAAACCATTTCTTTCTGGTCAACATCTTTTATTCGTGGCACCACACTAGACAACTGCATCATTCTCATTGATGAGATGCAGAATCTCAACTTCCACGAGTTAGATTCAATTATCACTCGCGTCGGTCAGGACTCTAAGATTATCTTCTCTGGTGATGTTAGACAGTCAGACCTTATTAAAACACATGAGCGCAATGGTATCATTGACTTCATGCGTATCATTGAAACTATGGAAGAGTTTTCCACAGTTGAATTCCAAATCGAAGACATCGTACGTAGCGGATTGGTCCGTAGTTATCTCATTAGTAAAACAAACTTAGGACTGTAGAATGCTTTTTCATCATTTGCCTTTGACTCCAATCGAATTGATTGCCGAAACTGTCGATGGTCGCAGGGTATATCCTGTGCCATCTGGCGGTAAGTATCCATCAATTACTACTGTGCTCTCTTGCAATCCAGAGAAGAAAGCTGGTATAATGAAGTGGAGACAAAGAGTAGGAGAAGAAAAAGCAAATAGAATCTCTAACCGTGCTGCCTCTCGCGGCACGGCATTTCATTCTATCGTTGAAGATTACCTAAATAATAGATACGATGAAACTAAATTCAAGGACAAGCACTTGCCCTTGATGATGTTTAAGAATGCTAAGCCAACACTAAACAGAATCAATAACATCTACGCACAAGAAGCGGCATTATACTCAGACGAGTTGGAAATTGCAGGGCGCGTTGATTGTATTGCAGAGTTTGATGGAGAGTTATCTATCATCGACTTCAAAACATCTGCTGAAGAAAAAAAGCTAGAGTGGATTGAAGATTATCTTATTCAAGAAACAGCATATGCATGTATGCTGTATGAAAGATACAAATTAAAAGTTAATAAAATTGTTACTATCATCGCTTGTGAAAGCGGAGACACTCAGGTGTTTGTAGAAACACCAAAGAAGATTTATCTTCAAAAATTAATCGGGTACATAGACGAGTATAAAAAAACCTATGACTAAAGGAGAAATATTAGAGGACAAGTTTATGACTAGTGCAAAATTCTCACAGGAAGTGGAGAAGATTGCATCACATAATGATATGAATTATATTGATGCTATTCTACACTATTGTGATATCAATAATATTGAGGTGGAAACGGTATCAAAACTTATTACTAAACCTCTAAAAGAAAAACTAAAGTTTGATGCTCAAAAATTAAACTTCATCAAGAAAACATCTCGCGCAAAATTAATGTTGGTATGACTGACTTTTTTGATTCCGATATTGTCCGTGAAGAAGCACGGGAAATGGAACGTCTTCAGATGGAAGCAATGGAGCTGACTCTCTCATCTCCATTTCAAAAATCTAAAGAAGATCAACTGAATTATATTCACACCGTAAGGTCATTAGTTGAGAAGCAGCAGATCTTCTACATGCGACTAAAACTCTCAGACGATCCTCGTGCTGTCGAAATGTGTGAGCAGATCGAGCAGGGTGCTAAGATGCTCTACGGTTGGTGGGAGACTGCTGACGTGCTCTCCCTGATGCGTGAGATGCTCTCCAAGCTGGACCAGTTTGAGAAGGAGATAGAGGCAGAGGGTTGACGCCGCCCCTCTGCCGTGTTATGATGTATCCGTGGCAGGCGTCACACAGACCAAATCCAAATTAATCCGAGGTAATCCTATGTCTTTTGCTGACCTTAAGCGTAAGTCACAAAACAATTTCGCAACTCTTACTAAAGAGTTGGAGAAAGCAAACTCTTCTTCCAGTGCTGATGAGCGATTCTGGAAACCATCAGTCGATGCTGCTGGCAACGGGTTTGCTGTCATTCGTTTCCTGCCCGCGCCCGAGGGTGAAGATGTGCCCTGGGCAAAACTGTATAGTCATGCCTTCCAAGGTCCAGGTGGTTGGTATATTGAAAACTCTCTGACCACCATCGGTGGCAAAGATCCTGTTGGTGAGATCAATCGTCGCCTCTGGAATAGCGGCAGCGATGCTGATAAAGAAACTGCTCGTAAGCAGAAGCGCAAACTGTCCTACTATGCTAACATCTATGTGGTGAGCGATAAAGCAAACCCTGAGAATGAAGGTAAAGTATTTCTGTATAAGTTTGGTAAGAAGATCTTCGACAAAATCATGGCTGCCATGCAACCTGAGTTTGAAGACGAAACTCCTATCAACCCGTTTGATATGTGGGAAGGTGCTAACTTCAAACTGAAGATTACTAACGTTGCTGGTTATTGGAATTACGACAAGTCTGAGTTTGCTGCTCCTGCTGCACTCTCTGCTGATGATTCTCAACTGGAAAGCATCTGGAAGTCGGAGCATTCTCTTGCTGCTTTCACTGCTGCTGATAACTTCAAGTCTTATGAAGAGTTGGAAGAGCGCCTGAATCTGGTGCTGGGTGTCACTCAAACTCCTGCTGCTGCTCGTGCGAAGGTTGCTCGTCCTACTCTTGATGAAGAGATTGAGGATGAGGAATTCACTGCTCCTGCTCCCCGCCGTGAACCTGCCCTGCCTAAGGTTGCAGTCGCTGCTGGTGTTGATGAGGATGAAGATGATGCTCTCAGTTACTTCGCTCGCCTCGCTGAGGAAGACTGAAACCAAAATCCATAGATAAAAACCTTTTGGGCGGAAAAAAAATCCGCCCATTTTTTTTTGTGTAA